CCCTATGCTGTAAATGCTGTAAATGCGTTCGGTCGTGCTATAGATGATGTAATTATTGCGGCTGCACTTGGAACGGCTTACACAGGTAAAGCTGGTGGTACTGCAACCATTATGCTCCCTGCACAGCAGATTGCAGAAGGTAATACCGGCCTTACGGTCGCTAAGCTCATTCAGGCAAAAGGCTTGTTCTGGTCAAACGATGTAGAAGAAGACGAGGAGCTTTTTCTCTGTTGTCGGGGTAAACAGCTTGAGGATTTACTTGCAACAACTCAGGTTACGAGTTCTGATTACAACACAGTGAAGGCGTTGGTTAAAGGGGAAGTAGATCAGTATATGGGATTTACTTTCATTCGTTCACAAAGAATTTCAACAGATGCTAATGATATTGCTTTGTGTTTTGCATGGGCAAGAAGCGGCATCGCTCTTGGTCTTGGTGCAGATATTCACACCAGGATTTCTGAACGAGCAGATAAGAACTATCTCACACAAGTCTGGTGCGGCATGACTATCGGGGCAACTCGTATGGAAGAAGTCAAGGTTGTCGAAATAGGCTGTGACGAGACACCGGATTAAGGAGGTAAGTCATGACGACATTTTATTCTACTGAAATGACAAAAGTTCTTGCTGTGCCTCCTACGCCACTGGCACCTGTAGCTCATCATGGCAAAGTTCGTTATGCTAAGGTGACTTATTTACAGGTAGCTGCTGGAGATGCCGGTGATCTTATTCAGTTGTGTAAACTCCCGGCAGGTCGTGTAAGATTGATTGGGCGTTTGAGTAGCCTTTACGTCAATCTTACTACAGGCAGTCAGTTTATCGACATTGGGTGGGCAGCATACGTTGGTCTTGATGGCGTTGCTGTTGTTGCTGACCCTGATGGTTTAGACGATAATATTAACGCTGAATCTGCTCTCACGACTCTTGTGGGTACGGTTGCTGCTGTATTGGCAGTTGGTGGTAATAAACTTTTTGAGTCGCAGGAAGGTGTAGTAATTACGTTAACCTGTGTTCAGCTTCCTGCACAAAACGATACGATTGATGGGTTTATTGCCTATGTACTGGATTAAGGAGGTAAGTCATGACGACATTTTATTCAGATGAAATGACAAAAGTTCTTGCTGTGCCTAAGGTGGCGCTATCTCCTGTAGAGCATCATGGTAAAATTCGTATTGCTAAGGTGACTTATTTACAGGTGGCGGAAGGAACTAATCTGGACGTTATTGAGTTGTGCAAACTCCCGGCAGGTCGTGTAAGATTGATTGGGCGTTTGAGTAACCTCTATATTAATCTTACCTCAGACAGCCAGCTTATCGACATTGGATGGAAAGCGTATGTTGGTCTTGATGGTGTTGCTGTTAACGCCAGTCTTGTTGGTTTAGACGATGCTCTTGACGTCGATACCGTAGGAACATTTCTGATAGGTTCCGTTACTTTAGTGGCAAAGGGGGGCAATTACCTTTTTGAATCACAGGAAGGGATAATAATTACGATGAGTTGTGATATAAAACCTCTGGCAAATGATACGATTGACGGGTTTATTGCCTATGTGCTTGATTAACCTTTTTCCTACTTTGGATTGCTACTAGTGGCAATCCAAGGTAGCTTAAAGGGTTAATTAAAGGAGATTATTATGATACTTACGTGGACAATCCGTATATCCGCTGTTGATAATCAATGGCTTTCTGTTTGTTGGAGTCCAAAGCTATCTTTATTCTGTGCCGTAGCAACTACGGGAACAGGTAACAGAGTAATGACTTCGCCTGATGGTATAAATTGGACAATCCGCACACCCGCCACTGATAATGACTGGCGCTCCGTTTGTTGGAGTCCAGAGTTATCTTTATTCTGTGCCGTAGCTGAAAGTGGTACAGATAACAGAGTGATGACTTCTCCAAACGGCATCACGTGGACTATACGTACTTCTGCTAATAATCAGTGGCAGTCTGTTTGTTGGAGTTCAGAATTAACTCTTTTTTGTGCTGTAGCTATTAATGGTGTAAATACCAGAGTAATGACTTCACCTGACGGTATAAACTGGACAACTCGCACATCCGCTGCTGATAATGATTGGCAGTCTGTTTGCTGGAGTTCTGAGTTATCTTTGTTCTGTGCTGTAGCTGTAAGTGGTACAAATAATAGAGTAATGACTTCACCGGACGGTATAAACTGGACAACTCGCACATCCGCTGCTAATAATAATTGGCAGTCTGTTTGTTGGAGTCCAGAGCTTACGTTATTCTGTGCCGTTTCTTATAGTGGTGCGGGTGATAGAGTGATGACCTCCTCAGATGGCATTACATGGACAGTCCGTATATCCGCCGCTGATAATAGCTGGTATTCTGTTTGTTGGAGTCCAGAGTTATCTTTATTCTGTGCCGTTTCTTATAGTGGTACTGGTAAAGTAATGACTTCACCTGATGGCATTACTTGGACAATCCATCCATCCGCTGCTGATAATTGGTGGTATTCTGTTTGTTGGAGTCCTAAGTTATCTTTATTCTGTGCCGTAGCTATAAGTGGTACGGGCGATAGAGTGATGACTGGTACGAAGATTAGTGCGGCTTCTGATATAAATATAATAAATAATGCGTTAATAGCTTTAGGTGAAAAAACCATCCTTGTTGTATCAGCTACTACTAAAGCTGGTCGGCTTCTGGCTATTATATTTGAGGATAAGCGTGACTATTTATTGAGAAAATACCGTTGGACTTTTGCAGCGAGACGTAAAAATATTGCATCTGATGTTGAAATTCCTTCCCATCAGTACGCTCATCAATTTACTTTACCATCCGATTGTTTACATTTTAGAAGTATATATCCTGATACAATTACATATCGTCTCGAAGGAAATAAGATTCTTTGTGATGAAGATGCGTTGGATATTGAGTATACATACAGAGTAACTGACCCAAATGAAATGGATGCAATTTTCCGTGAAACATTTTCTGCATTACTTGCTCGTGAACTTGCTATTCCTATATGCGATAGTGTACGAAAATATAATAAAATGGATGAGGCATTTGAAGATAAGATCGCAGATGCCAGATTTTCAGACAGTATTCAAGATGATTTAGAAGCAATACAAGCTAACGACTGGTTAAACGAAAGATTTTAGATTGCCACCAGTGGCAGTCTGATAGGAGAGAACAAGTGCCTCGCATAGATCCAATTCAAGAAGCGTTTACAGCCGGTGAAATAAGTCCTCGCCTACTTGGGCGAGTATCATTAGATTTATATAAAGCTGGACTTAGTAAATGTGAGAATTTTCTTGTATATCCGCATGGTGGTGTTACTAAACGTGGTGGATTCCGGTATGTTGCAGAAGTAAAAGATAGTACTAAGACAACTATATTACAAAAATTTAATTATAAAGATGAATTTCAATATGTGTTTGAGTTCGGACATAATTATATAAGGGTCTTTAGAAATCAAGCTCCGGTAATGGATAGTGGTTCACCTTATGAGAAAGTTACTACTTATACTGAAACTGAAGTTCAAGATTTACGGTTCGCACAAGATGAGGAAAAATTATTTATAGTCCATAAAGATCACCCACCTGCTGAGTTAATACGTATAGATCATGATGATTGGGCACTTCAGAATATAGAATTTTCATATGGTGGAGTTGCTACTGTTGATAATTTTATAGAATTTTTAAGTACAATTATATGGATTATACGTATATCGGCTGCTAATAATAATTGGCAGTCTGTTTGTTGGAGTCCTGAATTATCTTTATTCTGTGCTGTAGCTGATAGTGGTACAGATAATAGAGTAATGACTTCACCGGATGGTATTGCATGGACTATTCGTACATCTGCTGCTAACCTGGTGTGGACTTCTGTTTGTTGGAGTCCTGAATTATCTTTATTCTGTGCTGTAGCTGAAAGTGGTGCGGCTAATTGTGTAATGACTTCTCCTGATGGTATTAACTGGACTATACGTACATCGCCAGCCAATTATTGGTATGGTGTTTGTTGGAGTCCAGAGCTTAATTTATTCTGCGCTGTAGCTTATAGTGAGACAGCTAATAGTGTAATGACTTCACCAAATGGTACTACATGGACGACTCGTGCAGGAGCCCCCATGCATTGGAATAGTGTTTGCTGGAGTCCTGAGCTATCTTTATTTTGTGCAGTAACCAGTGGTGGTATAAGTAGTAGCGTAATGACTTCACCAAACGGTACTACATGGACACCTCGTACATCGCCCCCCAATTATTGGACTTCGATTTGTTGGAGTCCAAAATTAAATTTATTTTGTGCCGTAGCAAAGAGTGGTACGGGTGTTAGAGTGATGACTTCACCTAATGGTATTAATTGGGCAACCCGTGCATCGGCGGCTGATTATCTTTGGAACTCAGTTTGTTGGAGTTCAGAATTAGAGTTATTTTGTGCTGTAGCAAGTAGTGGTGCAGGTGATAGAGCGATGATCTCGCCGGATGGTATTACGTGGACTTTAGGTGAATCTGCAGCTGATAACACCTGGAATTCAGTTTGTGAGGCCCCTGAATTAGAGGCACTTTGTGCTGTAGCCGATAGTGGTACAGATAATAGAGTAATGACTTTCGTTAAAGAGCTTATTAATGGTACATATATAGACTTGGAACTTTCCGGGGGTGAAGGTTCAGGAGTTATTGCAACTGTTGTTATTATAAATAGTTCTATAGATAGTGTTACTATAACTGCTGGAGGTAAGAATTATATAATTAATGATATTTTAACTATTCCTTGTGATACTATTGTAGGTTTGATTTCAGCGACTTGTGAGGTAGCTACATCAACTATAACTGATACGCCACTCGTTTGGGTAGCAAATAATTACCCTACTTTAGTTTGGTTTTTTGAACGGCGTTTTTGGTTTGCCGCAACTCCTGATGAACCCAATCAAGTGTGGGGTAGTAAATCCGCAGATTATTTTAATCTTGATATAGGTACTGGTTTAGATAATGAGGGAATAGCCGTAAAAATTAAAAGTGCTACTAAATTATTGTGGGCTATTGATGGCGATACAGCTATAATATTCGGAGCGCATAATGGAGAATTTAAACTTGCGTCTAATAGTTTGAATGAGGCATTAACTCCATCTAATATACGACCAGTACAAATTACTAACTATGGTGACGCCTTTATACCTGTTATACAAATAAATGCTGATATTTTATTTGTACAAAAGGGTTTACGTATAGTCCGTAGACTCCGATATGAATATGCATCCAATTCTTATATTGCTATACCTATTAATATTATCAGCGAACATATAACTGAAAGTGGTATTATTGATGTTGCATATGTTAATGAACCGAATTCTATTTTTTGGGCCATTAGAACTGACGGAGTACTGATAGCTATGACGTATGAGCCAGAAAGTAAAGTATTTGGTTGGCATAGACATATTGTAGGTGGGGCTGATGTTAAAGTTCAAAGTATAGTAAGTATCGACGGTGCAACGGATGTAGCTAAAGATGAACTTTGGGCGATTATAGAACGAACTATTGGTGAGGAAACCATAAAATATGTAGAGTTTTTAGTACCAGAAGGACTATCCTTAGAAGACAATCTGGAAGATGCTTTCTTTGTGGACTCTGGTGTGACTAAAGACGGAGGTGAAAAGCTACTAAATGGTAGATTTGATTCTGATACAGCAAATTGGACAGCGGCAAATTCGGCTACGTTAGCGAGTGTAGGTGGGGGAAAATATGGAAATTGTTTACGGATAACAAGTGACGGTACTACTCTTCCATATGCTTTTCAAGATGTTGTAGTTACTGCTGAAAAAACTTATAGATTACGAGGTTATGCTCTCGCAGGTACTGAAGCCTCTTATAAAGTTTATATTTTTGATGTATCTAATTCCGCATATATCTGGACTCCAGACGACAGGGAAGAGACAGCCGGAGACTGGTCTTCTAAATTTGAAAAAGTATTTGTAGCTCCTACAGGGTGTGAAGAAGTCAGAATTCTGTTATTTCAAATTACACCAGACACTTTTGCTGGAACAACATTTTTTTATGATTCCGTAAGTTTAACTGAAGTTGGAAGTGACTTTACTATATTTGATGGTTTGGAGCATCTCGAAGGAGAAGAAGTTAGAATTCTTGCTAATGGAGCAGTTCAAGCACCAAAAACTGTATCTGATGGAGAAATTACTTTAGATACTCCTGCAAACAAAGCTCACGTTGGACTTGCTTATAATGCAAGTATTGAGACTCTCCCGTTAGAGGGTGGTAATCCTATTGGTACTGCACAGGCTAAAATAAAACGTATAAGTAGTATGGTTTTACGTTTATATAGATCACTTACATTTTATATGGGTGATGTATTTGGGAATGAAGATGTTTATCCTTTCGGGCCACCGGAAGAAATGGATTCAGCTATTCCTTTATTTACTGGAGATACTGAAGAACAGGCGTTTCCTGGTGGATATGATACACAAGGTAAAGTTCGTATAGCTTCTTATGATCCCGTACCATTAACTATTCTCGCAATTATGTATGAATTGAGGGTAAAAGATTGATTACTTTTCAAGAAGAAACTTTAAGTCAAAGTCTTATCGAAGAAGGTGAAGATATACTTAAACTACATTCAGAAGAATTGAGTGAGTTTTCATTTAAACTTAATCCTGATTGGAAGGTATACCAGCAGTTAGAAGATATGAACACACTTCATATAGTGACTGCAAGAGATGATGATAAATTAATAGGTTATTATGTATCAATTATATATACGCATCAACATTATATGGGGACTGTTGTAGCTGAAAATGATTTACATTATCTTTTACCTGAATATAGAAAAGGGTGGCTTGGGTATAAGTTTTTGAAACAGGTTATTCAATTTTTAAAAGAACGTAATGTTGATGTAATAACACATAGTATGACAGTCCGTCATTCATATTTACCAATAGTCGAACGATTGGGTTTCCGGTTAGTGGAATATAAATTAATTATGGAGGTGTAAAATGGCTCCTGCAATTCCTTATATAGTTGCGGTTGCTGCCGTAGGGTCAGCGGCTGTAGGGTATAAAGGACAGAGAGAAGCAGCAAAAGCAGCAGAACCTATGGCAAA